TAGTCCCGCTGGCCGCCTCGATTGCAATAGCTTGGAGCCTTGAAGGGAAAAGGGGGTCATTTTCTCCGGCCGCAAGCGCCAGAGACCGGGCCGGCCAGTCATCTTTTCGCGTTGTCAAAATTCGGCATTTTTCCCCGCCGGCAGATGACCAAAGGCGCTCTGGCGGTGATCGCCGCGTGCACTTAGCTCGCTTTCGTTTTGTTTTGTGGCGGGATCGGTTTGATGCGCAAGAGAAGGGGCCGGTTGTTGCCGAACGAATGGTACACAGCGCAGTAGAGCCGATATTCGCGCGTCCTTTCCTCGATCTCTTCGCTTTGCCGACCCGATGTCATGAACTCCTTCCCTACGCCCAGCTCGTAGGGGATCGGGTCAGGAAAGCCTCTGACCATTTGCGGGGCCTGGAAGTCGGGCTTCTGGCTTTTCATTAGCCGACGCCACCAAGACTTGTAACCTTGTAGCACTACAAGGCTGATTGTCGTTGGCTCTGTACCAATGTTCCATACCTTGAAAGCAAGGTATGTGTTGTCGTCCTTAATAGGGCCGCCATGGAACTTCATGTTGGAGCTGACCATGGCGCCATCACGGATCTTCATGTTGGAGCTGACGAAGCCTCGCAGTTTCGGTCCACGTCGATACCATTTCCAGAGTTCCCAGCAGAAAATTAGCGTCGATAACACTGCGGCGTATAACGCCACCGGGTCCACCTTCCATACTAGGTCAACCGTGTACTGCATCGGCTAGGTCCCCCCTAGTGCCCATCTCGACCTCGATGGCTAATCCAGGCATCCTGCCAGCATGAAGCGCGGACGCAAGCCTCGACCGACGACGCTGCTGAAGGTTCGCGGTACCTGGCGCCCGGACCGCCACGAGAACCGCCTTGAGCCGCAGGCGCCCGGCGACCTCGCCCTCGAGGAGCCGCCGGCTCATCTGACCGAGGCCCAGATGGCGCGCTGGCGCTGGGCGCTCGATCATGCGCCGGCCAACATCCTGCGCACGGTCGATCGCGAGGCATTGGTCGCATTCTGCGTTGCTGGCGATCTCGTCGAGCAGGCCAACAAGGCGCAGCAGGCGCTCGATGCCGGCAAGACGCTGCCCTTCCTGGCGAAGAGCGACAAGGGCCAACCGACCTTATCGCCCTACGTGCGATTGCTGCTGCGCGCCGTGCCCATGCTGCTCCGCGCCGCGAGCGAGCTGGCCTTCACGCCCGTCGCCAGGGTCTCGATGACGATCGACGGCGGCGGCGGCATGGCGGCAGCGGAACGCGAAAAGTGGGCGCTCTTCGACAGTCTGGGCAGCAAGTCGAAGACAAAGGATCGGGCCGAGCTGCTAATGGCCAAGCCGGCATCCGCGCAGACCCAATAGCCTCCTGACAGAAAATGGCAGCAGCCGGCGCGCCGCTGCTGTATCCTTCTCGCGAAGGTTTCCGCGAAACGTGAGGCTATTTCATGCGCACCCAACAGCGCCAGCATCTGCTCACCCGGGAAGCGCCGATCACCAGCGTCAGCCGCGATCGCAGCATCACCGTGATGATGTCGGTTGAAAGCGAGGACCGCTTCGGCAGCATCGTCCGCCAGGACGGCTTGCACTGGCCGGCGGAGGGGAGCCTGCCCGTCATGCTCGGGCATGAGGGCGTGCCCGTTGCTCGCGTTTCCCAGATCCGCCGTGGCGTGACCGAGGACAACATCCCCGCGACCTATGGGGTGATCACCTTTCCGGCCCCGGGTGCAGTGCAGGCAAGCGACGAAGCTTATGCCAGCGTGCGCGCCGGGCTCATCGACAGTGTCAGCATCGGCTTCTTCTGCGAGAGCGCCCAGACGCGCAGCGATGGCCTGCTGCAGATCGACAGCGCCGAGCTAGTCGAGGTCTCGCTGGTCTCCGTGCCGGCCCAGCCGCGGGCGACGGTCACGGCTATCCATCAGGCTCCGGTGCTGGAGACGCGGCAGCAGCCGCGGCAGGAGCTGGCCCGCACGGTCATCCAGGCGCCGCGCATCGCAGAGAAGCGGTCGAGCCTGAGCAGCACAACGCTGTTGGACTACGCGGCATTAAGTGCCGAGGGGGCCATCCAGACGCAGCGCGACCTGGGTGCGGCGCGCGAGATGGATCAGGAGTTCTGCCGGCAGATGGGTGGCTTCATGCCCAAGGACGCGCCCAGCAATGCCAAGCGCTTCCCGCTCGGCCTGCTGCTGCGGGACCCGGAGAAGCGCCAGGACGAGGCGAAATACAGCCGCCGGCAGGGTGACAGCGGCACATTGCCTGGTGGCAGTGCTGCGGCTTTGGCCACCGAAACCCTGCAGCGAAATATGCTGGCCGACCTGGTCGCGGCGATGCGCGAGCAGACCTATTTCGGCAGCCTCGGCATTCGCACCCTGGTCCCGACCGAGCAGGTGTTCGTCGTGCCTAGCATCACCACCCAGGGCACGGGTGCCGCCTATATCGCCCGCGACACCGCGGCCGGGCTCTCGCCCTCGCCGGAGACGGCAGCCCAGCGCGCCGAGCCCCACACTGCCGCGGTGGTCAAGCGCATCTTGCGCAGCTCGATGGAGTACACCGCCGGCATGGCCGAGGAGATGATCCGCCGCGACATGGCGGCCGAGTTCACCCAGCTCATCCAGAACCGCTTTCTGTTCGGCAACGCCACCGCGACGCCGGCGGAACCTAATGGTCTCCTGCAGGCAGGCGTCACCGTCATGCCGGCAGGGGCGCCGCTGGAGCCCGAGCGCGGCAATCTGGAAGCCTTCCTCGATGGCGTCGAGGACACGCCGCTACCCGACAGCGAGCTGGTCTGGTTCGTGCCGCCGCGCTTCCGCCGGCTGCTCTATCGCACCTATGCCTATGGCGACCCTGCCGACCCGGACCGCAGGTCGGACGTGATGCTGCTGGCCGATGGCGCGCCAGGCGGGCCGCTGCTGGGCTATCCGGTCATCACCTCGAGGTACCTGCGCTCGACCATCGGCGCGGCACCGGACAACAATCGGTGCGACGTGTTCTTCGGTTCGTTCCGGGAGAGCTATTTCCTGGCTTGGCAGAGTGCGCTCATCAGCTACAACCCCTTCATCGAAGCGGACTGGATGGCGGGTCACGGCCGGCTGCGCATATTGGCCGACCACGATTTTCTGTTCCGCGACCGGGCCCGCCTCGTCTACACCGACAGGTATATGCAGGACATCGCCGGCACCTGGCCGGTGGGGCCGTAATTTTCCCACTGTGGGAAAATCAGATGCTCGGCTGGCTCACCCGCGCCTGGCGTAGCCTCCAGCACCGGTCGGCGGCCGGCTGGGACTGGTGGGTCGGTTGGATGCCCTCCTGGAGCTGGGCCACGCCATCGCTCGCCGGCCCTCCCGTCACGGCGCAGCGGGCCGCTGGTCACAGCGCCGTGTACGCCTGCCTCAGGCTCATCAGCAACGCCGTCGGCACGCCGGAATGGCGCGCGGTACTGCGCCAGGGTGCCGGCTTCACCATCGATCAGGGCTCGCCGGCTGCTCGCGCCCTGGACACGCTCGACAGCTCCGAGCGCGTCGGGACCGTGTTCGACTATCTCAGCTTCGGCAACGCCTACATACGGGTGTGGCGCGACGCCTTCGGCGTCATTCTGGAGCTGGAGCGCCTGTCGGCTGCCAGCATGACGGTCAAAGCCGACGACCAGGGCCGGCTCAGCTACGCCTACTACAATCCGTTCTCGGGCCGCACCGAGGAGCTGGACAGCGCCGATATCATCCACCTGCGCAACCTGTGCGTCGGCTACTGGCCCAATGTCGGCGTCAGCGGGCTCGCCACCTGTGCCGAGACGGTGGGACTGGCGCTGGCGTTGGATACCTACCGTGGCTCCGCTCTGGCCAACGGCAGCAACATCGGCGGCTATCTCCACACCGAGGCGAAGCTACCGCCGGACAAGGCCAAATATTTGGGCCAGCAATGGCGCGAGAACTTCAGCGGCGGCTTTGCCAGCGCCAGAACACCGGTCCTGGAGAGTGGGCTCGAATACAAGCAGCTGCGCGGCGCCAACTTCCAGGAGATGCTGCTGGGCGATGCCGCCAGGCTCAGCATCGGCGAATGCGCGAGACTTTTCAACTTGAGCCCAAGTCTCATCGGCGAAACTCTTCAAGTAAACAGAAGTACAGCGCAAACTGAATTTGAAGAAGCGCATCGGTTATGCTTCAAACCAATTGCCAGTGATATCGGCGAGCAATTAGCCCGCCAGCTCTTCACTGCCAATCAGCGCCATCGCGGGCACTGGATCGACATTTCGCTGGAAAACTGGTTACGCGGATCTGGAGCACCATTGGGCGACCTCATCTCCAAGCTGGCCACGGCCGGTGTCATCTCGATCGACGACGGCCGCGCCTGGATGCAGATGAGCCCACTTCCGGACGGCCTGGGAGCGCTGCCACGCGTGCCGGTGAACCAGAAGCCCGTGGATGCTCCGGAGCCTGCCGCTGCCCCTCCTGCGCCGCAGGCGGCTGCGCCCGCGGCGCAGGCAGTCCCTGTCGCTGCCGGCAGCTCCACGGTCGTGGTCTTTCCGGGAAACGACCGCCTGGCGCGGCCCGTGGCGAGCGAAAGGCAGGCTGAAGGTCTCTCACCATCCCGGA